GGGTTTAAGCAACCGGTGCACACACCTGTTCGAGAGGCGGTGATTCACTGCGTCTAAGTTCCTTGGGCACTTTCGACGGCCAGATGTATCCCCATTGTGCGTATTCCCCAACATCAAACGAGTAAAAAGTCGGCATTTTTCGATTCAGCGATGCCCGATGTGACATCATCATCGGTTTCCAGCCCCACCACCACGGCGGGCGAGGGTTTTTACAACACGGCAGTTTTTGCATCGTGTTCTTGTACCCGCGAGCCACCCATTCATCAATCATAGTATTACAATACAAAGCCAAAAAACACGTGTGTCCAGTCCACATGAGAGTCGCGGGGTGTTTTGTCCACCCTTTCGTCATTCCCATGAGGGCTCGCCAGAGCTGATACGCTTCTACCCTTTGTTTCCCTAATCGAAGACGGTCCAAAATTTTAGCACATTCGACGACAGAATCAGACGTGACAAAGGTGTTGACCATTTTTTAATGATAAATATCAATTACATACCACGCAGCGACACTACACATTTTTACTGTTGCTACGCAACACCCTCTTTTCCGTCTCCCACGTGTATTCATCCGGAGAATATTCAAGGTTTTCCGTTGGCTCCCATGTATTGTACTTTTCGTTAAACCCTTCCCATTTGATTAGATAGAATGTTTTACCCTTGCACTTTTTGGAATCCTTGATGCACTCGACCTCGTAGGGCTGGTCATCATACAAATACCTCTCCATTGCATTCGTTCTTTCGAAAAATTCATCCATGTTACGCGTTCCGTTACACCTATTACAGCGAGCACAGATTGGGCGACAGTTCTCAAACGTCGCCTTTCCCCCTTTGCTCGCTGCGGTGATGTGCCCAACATCGAAGTTGAAGGGACAAATCTTAACGTTACAGAGAGGGGTCGGACACTTGGCGTAAAAAACCTCACCAAACTCACGAAGCCAGAGGTTTTCGCGGAACAGAGGGCATTTCATCGAAAACTGATCCTGAGTCTCTTCCATTTTTGGTTGACCTAGAGAGGTTTTGCGTTTGCTTGCCAATGACAGCACACGATATTTCAGATTTCATCGATTCAATCAAGGAACACTTGACAGACGGCCAGTACAAAGAGGGTATGGAGATTTGTCAGAGTGTCTTCAAGAAGAAGGAAGCTTCAGCCGAAAAACTGTACCGGATGACATATCTTCGTCCGTATACGTTTGCGGATGACCACTGCGAGGACGAAGACTGTGATGACATGACATTTCGGATCGCATTCAACAAGGTGGTTGCGCTCATCAAGCTGTCTGATGCACGTGCCGAACGATTCCGCACGGACCACGTATTTTACGGATCGGACGAGGACATGAAGCCGTTCATCGATCTTCAGGTTCTACGTTCGTTTCCAGCCGACATGGCTGATCTCGATTCGGACATTCAGTGGTATGAGTTTCCAGTGATTTCGTTGGAATTGGTTGAAGAAGAGGAAGCAGATTAGTCTTTTTTCTATTCAGGTACAAATCGAGTTCTTGACGTGGGATATCAGGTGAAAACTCATACGTACATTTACTGACACTAGTACACCGTTCTATAAACGTAAAAGGATCCATGACACCTTTCATGAAATTACACGTCCAGCAGCACGGGACTGTGTTTTCTGTTGTGTAGTTTCCTCGTTGGTTAAGCCTGTCGATACCGTTCAGACGGACTTCGAGGTCAATGTGTTTACAGTAAACACAAGGACTCGTGAGCATTTTCTCAGCCTCTTCATCGGTGAGGCTCCATTCGATTCCTTTTGCTATGGCCTGACGTTTAGAAGAACTGATGCGGTCGTGAATATTCAACCTTTTCCACTTACTAATCCTATCCTTGGCCTTGACTGACTGGATCCAATCACATGTCTGTTCAAGATTGTGTTCCGGGGGTGGAGGGTCTGTTTTCATTTTTTCGGTTGATTTTTTCGAGTAACCTGCACCACGAGCCTTCTGGATTTCCGCGTGATATTCATGTCGTTCGGGGCGTGCGTCAGCCTTTTTACCCTTTTCCCGACACTTGACACATGTTGATACAGGATAACCACGTGCACCGATAAATTGGTCAAGAGGTTGAGGACCCCGGGTACAGTTAGTACATTTCTTCATTTGATCCGTCATCTGTTATTTATAGTGGGTGGTTTCTTTAAATTGGTTCGTCCTCAAAAATCCCACCATATGGTAGGATTTTTGGGGCCGAAGCCCTCTTTTTGGTTTTTTGTTTTATACCACCCATACATATACATATGGGAGGAATCAGTTCGAGAAGGCCAATCCACCCATCCCCGATTGAATTCTGAGGATGTTGTAGTTCACTGCGAACAGCTTCTGCAGGGTCGCCTGGTTGGTGGCCTTCAGCACGACTGACACCTGAGCGTTGTCAATGCGAGAGAAGTTGCAGGTGCCGGTTGGCTGGTGCTCCTCGGGCTGCAGAGCGAAGGAGTACACGTAGATGCCGGGGTAGGGGGTGCCGGTGTGGTGGTAGAACGGCTGGACCTGGTTGAAGTAGTTGCCGTACTGCTCCTTGAAGCGGTCCTGACCGTTCAGGATCACCTTGAACTGGTTCAGAGGACCCACCTCCACACCCGGGGAGGCGAACACGGGCGTGCCCTGCTCGACCCAGTAGGCGTTGCCAGAGAAGCCGGTGGCGGCGCCCAGACCCAGTGAAGCACCAGTGACACCAGTCGTGGAGATCAGCTGGGGCACACCAGTCACGTTGGGCATGATGTAGTTGTTGGAGGCCTGCATGGTCAGCACGTTGGACGTGACGTTCACGTTGCCGGTGGTCGTGCAGAAGTTCCACATGGCGTTCAGCTGAGCCGTGGCGGTGCCGTTGGGGTTGGTGTAGCACCAGATCAGCTCCTTCACCGGGTGGTTGAAGGACAGACGCACCAGCTGGGTGTTGGTGGAGGTGGCATCCAGCTGGTCACCACCGGTGTGCTGCACCTGCTCGATCAGGTACTCGTGACCCTTCTGGGCGAAGCGGCGACGCTCCTCAGTGTCCAGGTACACGTAGTTGGCCCACACCTCGAAGGGGTTGGACGTGCCGAAGTAGCTGGCGTAGTAGGCGGTCAGGTCGAAGTCCAGGCGCACCTCGTGGTACTGCAGGGCGATCAGGGGCAGGTACAGGCCGGGGTTGCGGTTGAAGAAGAACAGCAGGGGCAGGTACACCTTGGATGGGGTGGTGCCTGAGCCGGCGTTCGCCATGGTCGTCATCTTGCCCCATGCGTACTTGTCGGACTCGTTCAGGAACACCTCGGCGTACAGGCGCCACCAGGTCTGGTAGTGCTTGTCGATGCGCTGACCACCGATGGTCAGCTCAACGGCGGCAATGGCACGCTCAGCCACCCAGTTGGTGTCGAAGCCGGAAGTGTTGTTGGAGGTCAGAGCGGTGGCAATTGGGGTCAGTGCCACGTGCATGTTGCCGACCAGGTCGCCGTTGCGGGCAATGGTCACGGACACGCGACCGCTGCTGGCTGGGGAGCCGTTGGTGGTCTGCTGGATCAGCTCCATCGCGAAGTTCGTGTGGCGCTTGTACACCGCCTGGAAGAAAGTCACCTTGGGGTTACCGGTCAGGTAAACGTCCTGTGCGCCATATGCGACCAGTTGCATTAACCCACCTGCCATGATCGCGTTTGTACTATACCCCAAGAAAATAATTCAGGCGCATTTAAACCCACCCGCGCCTCAGGACATAAACATTTTTGTCCCTGTACTATAAATGACTGCCCACGACGAGAACCCTGACATTGACCTGGATGCTGAGGGCGAGGATGAGTTTGACGAGATGGATATGATGGATCCCATGGAGGCTCTTGCCAACTTCCTGGCGACCGACGACGGTGAGACGATCGCGACCTCCCTGGCCAGCCTGAAGGACACCGCCGCCCTGATGGCCAAGCACATGGAGAAGCAGAACCTCATCCTGGTGAAGCTGCTGTCCGCCGTGACCAACATGAAGGGCTGTGACTGCAAGGCGGTCGCCCCGGTGCACATTGCCGCGCCTGCTTGATGCCCGGAGTCCGGTATTTCGCTAGCATTGTCCCGCCTGTGGCGGGACGGGGTCTGGGCTCTTAAAAAAATATAACGCTCTTGTACTATGATGGTCCCGGCTGATGTTCACACACTCGACCGGGACCAACCAG